ACGGATACGCAGGGTAGAGCCAATCTTAGCGCCTTCAACAGCAAAGCTGTCGTCATACTGGCGATTGACGTTACGGGTAAGAACAAGGTTATTCTCCAGAATTTCCAGAGCCTTGCGGGTGATCATGTCGATCGTAAGAATGCTATTAGACATTTGTAAATTTCCTAAAAAAAGTTAGCGGATACGTTGTGCTTCCCACTTCTTCATCTGCCTTACACGTTCAGCATCAATCCACTGCGAGGCCGTCATGCTCTTAATGGAGCGCGGGTCTGTAGTGTCAAGTGCTGGCGAACCAGAGGCTCGGGCGGTAACAGGTGAAATCGGCGTTGGCGCTGACGTTGTTCGTTTGACCGGGGGTTCTGCGGCTAATTTAGCCTCAATCTTCCCAATCTCTTTCGCCTGACCGAGTGGCGTCATACGTGCGATGCGTTCCGCGTCTTTGGGGTTAGAGCCGAGATAGTAAGCTAACTCAGGCCCAATGTCCGAAGACTGGATCGTTTCGGCCATCACGTTCGTGATCGGCAGTTTTGGGTTGTAGGCGACTTGTTCAAAGTCATCGTACTTGTCCCGCGCTGCTTCCTCAAGTTCCTGATAGCTTTCGAGAATAGCAGAGTGCTGCTTGGCGGCTTCACGCTTTGCAATCAGTTCTTCAGCCTTCTGTAGCGTCAACGCTTCCGTGTACGCTTCGGTAGACTCAAACTGATCAGCGGATGCTGCGGGGGCGGCTCTCAGCGTCTGTTGTTCAGACTGGCGCTGTGCTTGATCTCGTTCCCACTTACGTTGCTCTCTTGCGAGGCGTTTGCCAATAGCTGCGTCAAGTTCCTCTTGCGAGAATGTCTTGCTTACTGCTTCTGGCGTTTCCGGCGTTTGAACTTCAGTCGCAGGTGCAGCCGTTGCTTCCTGTTCTGGCACGGGTAGTGACTCCGCTGGTACTTCTTCTAACATTTATGAATCCTTGGATTCCTCGGTCAACCTGGCCGATACGGTTTTTACAAATATATCAGATATTTGGGCTAAAGACTAACTTCAGCCCAACTCAATGTGCTTTCGTCCCAGCGATACTTTTTGTCATCAGCCGGAAGTGGAACTGGCGCAAGCCATTGGCAGGTTTCTTCTACCAAAGTCCAACTTGGGAATGGCTGGGGTGAAATAAAAGCGTCTCTGGTGCTGTCATAGGTGTAGCCAATGCCAGCGTAGTTTTTGCGGATTCTTGCGTTGTAGGATGTGCGCTTGCAAATTTGGCTGCGGGTTTCGCCGTAAAACTGTTCCCAATCTTGGGACAGGTCGGTTTCATCTTTGCCAACAATGACTTCTGTAACGATGTTGTTTTCGTCTAAAAATGCATAGTGTGCCATTAGAAAGTCACCGTTCCTGTTCCAGCAGTAAAGGTATAGACCTTGTAGCCGCCCGAAGTTACTGGGCCTGAGTACGTCAATCCACCGCTAATGGTTGTAATGTCAGCAAAAGTGTCGGCGTACCGAATAATGACAATGCCTGAACCGCCGTTGCCGCCAATGTATCCAACAGTTGTGTTGTTTGCGCCATCGGTATTGCCAGCACCACCGCCGCCCGTGTTGACTGTTCCAGCGTTGGCTGGGTTTGCTGAACTTGCAGTGCCGCCGCCCCCTGCTCCACCAGTACCGTTAGTACCGCCAGAAGCAGGTCTTCCCGCACCGCCGCCGCCACCAGCATAAGTTACAGACGAGCCGCTAATACTAGACGCGCTACCATCGCCGCCGTTACCGCCACTTGTAGCGGTTGCATTGCTACCTACTGCGCTAGCACCGCCGCCGCCAGAACCGCCGTCATCAAGAGATGTGCCAGCATTATTTCCTTGAGACGGAGATGTAGATGGCGTATTCCCAAGGCCACCTGAGTTTGTTGTAAGCGAACCACCGCCACTACCACCACTACCACCAACTCTGCCACTTGGTGGGCTACCACCGCTAGCGGAAGTTGCGTTGTAACAAGCACCAAAACCGCCACCAGCAGAGGTAATCGTGCTAAATACAGAATCAGAACCGTTGGTTGCGTTATACCCTGTTGAGGTATCGCCACCTGCACCACCTGCGCCGCCTGCGCCAATTGTCAGTGTGTAGGGGGTGCCTCCTGATATGGCTAAAGAATTTGCTGTGCGGTAGCCACCAGCACCGCCGCCAGCGCCAGCATTTCCTGCGACAGACGCCCCGCCGCCACCGCCACCGCCAGCAACTACTAGGTAGTCAACGGCGGTTGGTGCTGGCAAAGCCGCAACGCCAGCCAAAAAGAAGTTTTTGGCGGCAAACATTATGGTGTGTACCCTTGGGCAATCGAGCCGTACCAATTAGTGCCATCAGCAATGAAGGTCAAAATGTCCATCTTGCCGGCCGTTGCTGTGATGGTTGGTGCGCCAGCCGTACCAAACTTTACGCCGGTAAATGTTGCTGTGCCGTTGCCAGTGGTTGCAGCCTGTTTGAGCAGCAGCACAAAGGACTTGCCAGCCGTAGCAGTTGGCATGGTGAATGTGCAGGCTGTGGATGCTGTCAAGGTTGCCGTTTGCACCGTGCCGTTGGTCAGCGCCAAGGTTGATGCGGTGGTCACCGTGCCGATAGCAACAACGGCCTCAACATAGTTGGTCACCGTTGGGTTGGTAAACAGGCCGTTAACGCTCACCTTGACAGTTGCGCTGCTTTGCACAATCGGCAATACCTCAGTGCCCGCAAGGGGGACAGACGCGCTTGCTAGCGCAGAGATTTTCTTGTCAGCCATTTATCACTCCAAAAGAATTAAGCCGCCATCTTCTTGCACAAGATTGTCGCCAATTTCGGTCAAAAGATTGCCCTGCACCGTTGCACTGGCATACCCAGACAAAAGGGAAATAATGTTGCCAATACCTATGGCAACACCGTTCCGAATAGGGATGCCAAAGTAACTCATTGTGAGTTCATTGGTTTGGCGTACACCGTGCCGTCAGCAGACACTCTAATCGCGCTCACGCGCCATTGACCGCCAGTGCCTTGTGGCACTTTGAACGGAATTGGGGTAAACGGTGGGATCGGTGTGCTGGATGTGGTGGCGGTAACGCCTTCACCCACCAAGACATAGCATGCTTGGTCAGACCAGACCACAACACCTTGAGGGCCAGCAGACCATGTGCCCGTCACACCAGCAGAGCCGGTGTACGAAATAGATTTGGCTGGAAAATCAGCATCTGCCAGTGGGTTAAGTAGTTCCATAATGTTTCCTTATGCCAAAAATTTAAGTTTGTACAAAGTGCGTAAATAAATCTCAACGATATTATCTATTAACTGTTGTAGTGATGAGTCTGATTTATCGCAGACAGTGTACCGAGCCGCTTCAATCTCAGCCAACGAGTCCTCTAGGAACTCAATGACGTTGCTCGTTTTCTTTGCCGAGTGCAGAGTGATCGGGCCGATCAAGCCGTGACGGCCTTGGTAGGCTTCGGCAAAATCATCAGCCGCACCAACGATGCGGTTATAAAAAATGTTGAGTGCTTCGTGCTTGCTAAAGCTGCGGGTGTTCAAGTGAACGCTGTGCGTCACATCACGGGCTAGAAACAGCAAGCCTAAAAAATCAGCGGGTTTCATTGTGGCATTCCCATTTGTTGTTCAGGTGGCATCATTTCAGGCTGGGGCGTCATTTCCATAGGCATGGATTCCTCACGCATCTCCGGCATCTGGTTCATCATGCTTTGCGACTCCATCGCCGCAGCAACCACGCCCATAGCAATGTCCTGAATCTGCTGCTCAGTCATGCCAGCCTGCACAGCGGCAATGCGCTTGGTTTCGGCTTCGTACAGTTTGACTTGCGCCTCAAAGTCTTTGCGCTCCATGTCTTGCATCTCAATGGACTTGCCCACGTTCTGGATCATCTGGTGCATCTGCTCCATCTCTTGACCCATCGCTTGCATCTGCTGTTGCGCCATTTGCAGTTCTGGATTGTCCTCGCCATCGGACATAAACTTCGGATCAATGGTCTTGGCAAAGCGTTTTGCCATCTCTTGAGCGCCAGGCCAGTCCATGTTCTTGACAAACAGATCGCCAGCCACAGCCCACAGTTGTGGGTTGCCTTGCAGCAGTTGGGCCATTGCCTCCAGCGCCTCTTGACGCTTGGTCGCGTAGCCTGGGCCGGTGGTAGCCACCACATCGTACTTGCCAACGCCAGGGTTGTAGATTTTCTCCATCACAATGCCGCGCTCGTCAACAATCTTGTTGACCGGCTGATCTTGATCAGGGTTGATCTTGACCATTTTTGTCTCGCCATCTTCACCGATGATGCGAGCAATGCGCTGGGTATCGTAAATCTTCGGGATCAAGTCCACAAGCTGACGGGCCACGTGCCGAACACCACGGGCCAAGTTGTCGCCGTAGTGGTATGTGCCCACATCGCCCTCGCGCTGACGCGCAAGAATTGCTTTGCCGCTTCTCTCATTGGAACCCATGCCCAAAGATGCGTTGTATTGGCCGGTTGTGGACTTAATGTCCTCAGATGCACCCGCTTTGGCTTGCAGCAGGCCGCTGGAGGCCATCGGTGGCTGTGCCCTAGCTGGCAGTGGCAAAACAGCGCCTTGGCCGTCTGTAACGTCTGGGTTGACCTCCAGATACGGCCAGTTGGTCGTATTTGCGGTCTTCCACTTGTCTTCGTAGCCCTCAAACTGCCCGCCGTAGCCGATAAATGGCGCTTTTGGCGCCAAGGCCAGCATCTCAGCTTCTTGTGAAACCCAGTAGTTGTACATGCGCTGGGCATCCTTGGCGTTACGCACCAAGCCCGACACATACAAACGGCCATCAACCTCAAACTCGTTGCCAACGATGCGGATCACGGGGATGTATTTACCCGCCCAATCGCGCTTCTCAAGGATTTCGTAGCCGTTGATCTTGCAGTACTTGACCTTTTGGCGGTCAGCTTCGCGGCTGCGCTTGGGCTTGCCATAGATGGCTTTTAGCTGCTTGTCCTCGGGTGTGCCCTCAAAAGCGGTGATGTTGCCAGGGTACAGGTTCAGCGTAGCGCGGTCGTAGTCGATGTAGTAGTAGTCTGCAACGCGGATCGTGTCTTCGTTGAGCCAGTTGCTAATCGACTGGTCGCCTACGCCCAAAGATTGCAAAGTTGTAATGGGCGCTGCATCGGGGTACAAGCGCTCGTACTCTGCGCGGGTCAAGTCTTCGGTGATGAAACAATACTTGGCGTCCGCGCCGGTTGGGTCTTGGATCATTGGATCCATGTAGACCGAGAACGAGTTGCGGATGCGGCCAATCTTGATGTCTTGGTCAAAGGTGTTGTCATCACAGTACTCTGTGAGCAGGCGCAAGTAGCCTTCGCCGTAGGACACTTGGTTTTCGCAGGCCGTGTCGTAAGCCACATCGGCATCCGAGATGTACTCAATGTGCCGGATCATGCCGTTGAAAATGTCGGCGACTTCCACATCAGCGTTGTCGTCCACGGGGATGACTTTAGCGCCTGGGCGGTTCTGCCGCTGGTCGTTGGTCACCTGACGCACATGCTGCGGCAGCTTGTTGATTGTCAAACAGGGCCGTGCGTTGATTGTCTGACCCTGCACCGCGCCGCGAGTCGCCAGCACATCGGCGGGCCACTGCCAATGGTTGTCGGGCGAGCCGGCGTAGAACTTCAGGTCATCGACTTCATCTTCACGCGACTCAGACAGCGCCGAGACAGCCATGTCCAAACGCGAGCGTGCTGTTGCCAACACATCCGCATCGCTTTTATCTTTGGCCGAACCACCAACAGCAACGGCTGCGGCGGCGACTATGCCTGTTGGGTCTGCCATGTTATTTCTTTTTCTTTGCTGCTTCACGCTTGACCGAATAAGCAATTGCCACTGCCTGCTTCACAGGCTTGCCAGCAGCCACTTCAGCCTTGACGTTCTTGCGGAATGCTTCGGGTGTCTTTGACTTAACTAGCGGCATTTTATGTTCCGATGTGCAAAACAGCGAAATTAATTTTTAGCGTGTCTGTGTACGCATTGCTGGACACGTTGCTTAGATTGACAGTAAATGCGCCGTCTGCCACGGTCACTACTGCTATAACATACGCAAATGTA